AATAATTAACTATTTTTTTTATTTATTTTTTCTTTTATATCAAAATAACTATCCCAAACCCCTGTTTTATTTTCTTCGTTTAAGTTAATTATTGTAGCGTCTTTTTCTTCCAACAGATAACAAGGTTTTAATATTTTCTTTTTAGTCCAAAGTGTTGTGTCTGGGCAATAAATATCTTTTGTATTTAGTCCTTTTAGATTATTTAGCCAAAACATATAATTACCTTTAGGGTCATTTACTAAGTATAGAGCAACCTTTCCTGTTTCGATTAACTTATCGTGCTTAAATTTTTCTAATATTTTTGTATCATAGTATTTATTTCTAAACTTCATTTCAATAACACATTCTTGACCCTTTGGCGTTGTGCCTGTTGCATCCCAACTCTCATTCCCTTTGCCTGTATGGGTTAAGTTCCAACCATCAAGGTTCAAAAGTGTTACTACTGCCTTTTCCCAGTTATGTATTTTTTCTATCATTTAATTTTGTTATATACGTTATCTATATCTTTTATCCACATTACTAATGTTTTAGGTCGGCAGCTACAAGGTTCGTGATAATTATGATTAAAATAACGAGCGTGTAACGTGCATAAGAGCCTATATTGGTCTTGTGTTAGTTTTGTGCTTACATTTGCTTTAAAATCTATCCACGCTTCTTGGTCATCTATTCTCATAATTCTATATTTATATCGTTCCAATCTTCACGCCTTTGGTCGCAACCGCAATCGTCACCCCATATTTTTTTAACTACCCACCGTATTCCAGTGTAGTAAGTAATGTAATAAACTAAATCTCCTAATCTCATAACTTATTTTTTATATGTTTCTTTGCGTTTGTATATGTATTGTAAAGCGAGTAATAACTTATTTTTGTGTTCCTGCTTAGTTCTGCAACGCTTACACCCTTAGAAACTATTTCAAATATCTTTTTATCGTACCAATACATTTCATCTAATATGGTATCTATTTTGTCACGTTGCTTTGCCCATTCGGTTTCATTAATACCGCTTTCTTCTATTTCTTTTAGTTCGTTAATATCTTCTAAATAAACCTTTTTTTGTCTTAAACTAGCTTTGTATAAATTTGTATAAATACCTCTTAAAACTTTATAGCAATAATAATGATTTATTTCATCTTTATAGTAAAGGTCTAAGCCTTTTTTTACATCAGCATCAAGTTGGATATACATCTCCATTACAACATCCTCACTCATTGAGGGGTTGCAGCCAAAAGATTTTACTATGTTATTCCAGTCGTTGTGCTTTTGATAAGCTAGTTCTAAGATTGGTGTCATTTATTTTTATTAAAAAGGTGCTTTTATTTGTTTGTTTGGTTTGTGAAACATAGGGCTTTTTGACAATGTATCTTTGTTTGAATTTTCTATTGTTTTGTTTGGTGTTAATGCTCTAGGTACAAAATATTCCAATGGGTCATATATTTCGCCAACTACAAAAGGAAGCCCAAACTCATTAATACTAAAGCTAAACGTTTCAAAAGCGTAACCCCTAGAACGTTTGCAGCTTACTGTTATCCATTCTTTATTAACTGTATTTATTTCTAGTTGTATTTGATTTTCTGTCTTTTTTTCTAAGAAGCTGCCTAAATGTCCTGTTGGCTTGTCGCTTCCATAATTACTATGTATTACTGTTATTATATGACAATCATATTTAGCCGATAGTTGCATTATTTTTTGAACACATAAATTTGATTCTTCTAAATTATTCACATCAGAAACCAAATCCGCAACGCCATCAATAATAACTAAACCGTTTTTACCTTTGTTTTGCTCTAAGCAATGTTCTATAAATTGTAAACGTTCCTTGTAACCTATTGTCCTAAGTGCGTATGTATGATAACAACCCACCTCTTTGGTGTTACTCATATCTTGAACACGCTTAAAAACTCGTTGAGCGTGCCAGTGACCTTGTTCTGTATCGAAGTGCATTAAACAACGTCCATTTCTATGTCCTTTTAATTTACCCCCAAAATTGTTTCCACCGCTTAAATAAACTGATGCTAATAAACTAACAAAAAATGTCTTTTTACTTTTTGGCGGTGCTTGTACGAAACTAAAATTTCCATAAGTACCAATCGGAATAGGCATTGTAATATTGCCACCTTTCGCCTGTATAGTTTTTTCCCCTAAACTTAAAGCGGTTGGTGGGTATTCCATAACATCGTTGGTATCAATAGCACATTCTTCGGCTATTAATTCCATCAGCATATTATGGGTTGTTTGTTCTTCTGTTATCTCTTTCATTGTTTTGTATTGTTTTTGTAAAGGTAATAAAAAAGGCGGTTATTACACCGCCCTATTAAATTAAAATGGTAAGTCGCTTGTTTCAGCTTCTTGTACTACTTCCTTAGCTTCTTCACGTTCAGCCTTTACAATGTTTCCATCAGTCCAAACCACTTGACCGTTGCCGATGTAAGTTCTTGGTTTCTTAGCCTCACGTTCTTCTTGTGTTTGGCTAATCATAATCGATGCGTTATTTCCGAAACGTGTTTCATCGTTTACACTCATTGTAAGGTTTACATAAACCGCACCGTCTTTTCCTGCGATAAATTTTTCCTTTGGTAATTTGTCTACTCTTAGTGAATAGTTGATAATTGCTCCCATAATTTTACTTGTTTTTAATTGTTATTATTTATTATTATTTTTAAATGATTCTGATTCGTCCTCTCCGAAAACCCCCAACTCGTAAAAGCCTGTTAATTTTAAAACCGCTCGGCTCATTGCTCGTTTCTCTGCCATTTCTGGAACATACCAACTATTTGTTGAACCATCTTTATAATTAGCACCTTTTAAGGCACTACCAAAGGTTTCAATAGTTGCCGAACCTTTATGTGCTATGGCTTTAAATACTGCAAAATTTGGCTCGCACCTTACGACTTCATAAGTTATTTGTATTTTTGCAACCGCTTGTATTTTATCAATTCCGCTTCTGGTAATGATTAAATAGTGTTGATGTTTATATACATCTTCTTTTTCTAGTTTATACTCTTTGTATAACTCTGTCAATTTTTCTTTGTTCATATTATTTGTTTTTGTTATTAATTTTGTTTTGTGCTTGTAAAAATTCTATTCTTTTTTCTAGTGCTTCAATTCTAGCATTTAAAAAATCTATTGTATCGTTTGAAGCTGCTATTAGTGCCCTGTTTACATCTTCTGAATAAGTCATATTAAATCTCGTTAAATAATTCGTAAGGACTTCCGACTGCATTTAATAAAAATTTTAAATCTGAAACAACTCCGTAAGGTAAATCCTTAACAAATTCTTTATCTTCTAGTGCATCGGTAATGTAACCAATCAATCGAGAAAATTTGACGTTTGCTAAATCTAATTCGGACTTGTACTCTGGTTTTAATCTTTGTAATAAATTCATAATGTTCTGTTTTAAATTGTTGTTTTAATGGGGGTTTTTACACCCCCTTTTTTTTAGTTTATTTTGTTAAATTTCCGTTTTCATCAATAAAATAAGGTATGTACATTTCTGTATTCAAAATTAAATCAATTCTTAAAAGCCTGTTTTTAATAGTTCTTTTAATCTCGCAAAATTCATTTTTCAGTAAAGTTGTCATAATGTTTGTTTTAATTGTTCTATGCAAATATAAAACAAATAATTAAATAAACAACAAAAAAAATAAAAAAAATAGTTTTAAACAAAAAAAACCACCCTTTTGAGGTGGCTTAATTTGGCTTATTAGCCTATATTAAAACAAAAACAATACTCTACAAATATACGTTAAGTATCTAGTTCTTTAATTAACAATTCATATTTATCTATTAACATTTCTAAATCTGTATTATCTAGCTTAACCGTTTTATTAGCTTCTATATGTAGTTCTTCTGCTAAACCATCATAATAAGTAATATCTAAATTCTTTGCAAACTTGTACTGCTCACCATATCTAAACACATTGCACCCAGAACACTGAACTTGGCAATTTAACTCGTGCCACCTTGTAGAATAGTGTTTACGACTTTGAAAATGTCCGTTTTGTAACTTCTTCCAATGGTCTTTTTTGCCACAAGTAAAACATTCTGCCCAATCACCAACAGATTTTCTACGCCTTATATATATACTAAAAACTTTATCTAATTTATCTACTAACTTTTTACGTTGTGTTCTTTTTGCCATTTGATTATTTCTCCTAAGTCTTATATTTTATTTAACTTTTTATATCTATTTATTTTGTATTTGTTTTTTATGCTTTTAAGGGCAACAAAACATTTAACTAAATGTCTAGTTTTAATAAAAAATTCAAAGTTATATATTTTATTTTGAAAAAAAAAGAAAAAAGCTATTTATTTTTCCAATGCTTAGTTATCTTCTCTGCTGAACGCATCCCAAAATAACCACCATAAACCAAAAGTAATAAAGAACTAAGTAAATCAATCCATTCAGTTGCTATTTTAAAGCCGTCTAATGAACTATCTAATATGATATATACAAATAGTGTAGCGGTTAAAAAAGCTAATGTTAAAGGTCTTATATTGCGTGTTAAATAGCTATCTGTATTATTATCTGAAACCCACCGCTTAGTCGTTTCTTGCATTTCTATTTTATCAAAATTAAGTTCTTCTAATAAAAGCTGCTTATCTGTTTCGCTTAATTTTTCATCTGCTCCAATTTTAGATGCTAAAACCTCTAAGGCTTCTATTCCTGTAACGTTAGAAGCTATTTTTAATAGTTCTGGTGCTACTTCTTTTCCTTGCTTTAATAACCAACGTAAAGCATCGCCTACCCTTGTAGTTCCGTTTTGTTCTTTGTATTTAGGCATTATTCCAACGTGCTTTAGTTTTTCTAATATCGTAATGTGTAAAAGTTTTATACATTCCTAAACCGCCTTGTAGTATCTCGCCAGATAACATAAGGTCATCTAAATAATCATAGGTATCTAAAACAGGGTCAAGTCCTTGTATAACAATATCAGCAGCTTTACCTAATAAGTGTTGAGAGTTTTTAGAACCTTTAACTGCATCTGAACTATTATGTGCTTCACACCGATAACCGCTATTTATAGTTATAGGCATAGCAACGTTATCTCTAACATATTGTAATTGGTTTGCTAATTTAGTAATATTCACTAAAACATCTTCTGGCATTTCGCATCCACATTTACAGTCAAATTCACTTTTTTTAAAGTTTTCTGTCATTTTTTATTTATATGAGTTTCATATATTTTCTGTGCGGTATATCCTATTGAAAGTAATAACAAAACAATTTTTAGTCCGTTTTCTATTTGCGTAAAGCTAACCCCAAAAGTGATAGCGTTTAAAATTCCTATTTTCAAATCTTGTACTGTCATTACATTTTATTTTCTAAATATGAAAGCCCAGAAAAACTATGCACTCCCTCTGTGTCTAAGTCACAACTGTAAGTTTTCCAACCGTATGGGTGTTTATCTAAGTCGCTCCAAATAACATCAACGTGATACTTGTCGCTTAAAACAGGCTCTTTAATCATTTGCATTTCACCGTCTTTAACCTCGTATTCACCTTTTTGTAAAAGTATATGACCCAACTCAACAATAGTGTGATTGTGTGTAGGGTATTGGTTACCCTCAAAATCATAGTCCACACCTAAGTCCTCAATTTTTTCTTTTACTTGCTCCTTACTGTTAAAAGCATATTTCCCTATTTTCATAACTCTGTTAATTTAGTTAATTCATCATCACTCAAAGGTTCTTTATATACCGAAATTTGATATATATTTCCGTCAAAGTGAGCAGTGCTACTTTCAAAATTCAACCTTTCTAAAGCATTGTTGCGTTGGTTTGGGTCTTCATCTGTAACTTTTGTTCCGTTTATAAAAAGACTATAATTGCCATTATTCCACCTAATAGCAACTCTGAATCTTTCGTTGTTATGACTATAATTAAAGCTAAAAAAAGGTTGTGTTGGTCCATTTCCAACGGTTATGTCAACTAAATTATTAGTTCTAAACATAAAACTAACCCTATCAAATAAACCCCCAGTTAGCTGAATATAACTATTGCTACGTACATCGTTAGCTTTAACATCTAAAAAAAAAGTTCCTCGAACTGGGTTAAAATCTAAATTTACTGGTGATAGTACATCTGTTGCTCTTGTTGAAGTACCAGTTAAAGTAGGTATATAACTTGTAGCTTTTGGTTGAGTAACTTCGTACTGTGCACCCCATATATATAAACCGTCAATTCCATTACCTTGAAATGTTGAACTTCCATAATTAAATACTGAAACTCTCAAAATATTGCTATTGTAATTAGTTGGTGTACCAGTTATAGCTAATCTATACCATCCATTACCGTAATCTTGATAATCAAAACTGCCTATTGTTGTACCAAGTGTTTGTAATGTATCTAAGTTGAATCCAACTCGTGCATAAGTAGTGTTTGGTGCTGAACCGTCAGCAAAAATTAATTCCACTTCACTGTACCCAGCTTTTTTAACAAAAACAGAATATGTTTGAGGGCTAAAAGCATTGCCAAAACTACTTGTTACGGCTTGTACGTGGTGAAAAGTATTTGCAGTATTTGGAATTAATTTATCAGCACTTTCTACCCCTTTTGGACTTATAGTATCATTACCTATAACTGTCGCATTTGACTTAGCCCAAGTTGATTGAGTGAAATCCTCTGAATTGCTTTGATTGTTAGTGCTTTGAGTTTCACATTTTAAAAAAGGACAATCGCTATTTAACCAGTCTATTGTTGGTACTCCAGAAGTACTTTCTATTAAGCCGTTTTTTGCAACCCTACTAGAGCCAGTTGCCCTAGAAAAAGTAATGTCCCCACTTCCATCAACTGGTAAAATTGAGTATATTTTAGAACTTTTATATCCGCTAGGAATTAAAGAATAGTATGGTTTTTTCATTATCGCTCTATTATTATTGAAGTTGTGGCACAATACCACCACTGTCCGTTTACTTGTAATCTTAATGTTACTGTTTGCCCTCTATTTATTTCTATTGTTCTACCGAAATCTAAAACAACCGTTTCTCGAACTGTGTTTGTATATGTTCCAGTTTCACTTCCTTTTAAAACTCCATCCACATAAACGCTTAAAGTTAAAGAGCTACCACTCGGAAACTGCCTTGTTGAATAAGGCATTGAAGAAATCATAAACTGACTAAAATAAGCATCATAAGGAACAGGAATACCACCGTATGCAAAAGGAAACGTTGTTGAACTTCCATTGTCATAAAGCGTATAAGTAGAAATACCTCCAATATAATGTCGCCAAGTAACAGATATTTTTTCAGTAGTTAAACCTCTGCTTGTGTATTCTCTTGTTTTAGCTTTTAAAACGTTATTTATCATTTAGTCTTTTCCTTTATTAAAGGTTTGTCTTGTTTTTTTAAATAAGACATTAACTTATTTAAGTTTTTTTTCTTTACTTTATACTTCATAAAACCCAACCGTTAAAAACAGTGTCAGTGTCTGGGCTTATATCGTTGTCGCTATTACTTGTATATTCCGGGAATTTAGATTGATTAAAACATAAATAATCCACTAACCTTGTACTGTAATAATTTGCATACTCTCTGGCTTTACCAACTAAATAATCAACTTCGTTTTTATTAACGTTTTCAGCAGTTTCGCTCGAATGTTTAAACACTCCCCCATTCTTAATTTGATAGGCTGCAAATGGAATATAATTAACTTGAGCGAACCATATAAGAGTTGGTTGTATATAATCGCTTACGAGGGCTAAATAGTCACCAGATAAAGTACTGTTTTCAATGTCCGTACTTATTCGGTTGTATAAATCCGTTCCTAGTAAGTTTTGTATGTCAATTTCTTGACCTAATTTAATAAACTGTATAAACTTATCAGTATCTACATTCCCATCTAAGATAGAATTGCGTACTAAGTCAGTTCGTGATATAAATAATGCTGTTGCCATTTAGTTTTTGAATTTCATTTTGTTCCAATATTCAGCGGTATAACCTTTATACTTCATATCCTTTGGTGCTACTGGTACTTTTTGAGCGTTTTTAGGTGCTTTAAAACCTTTGCTTTTAGCTTGACCGCTTGTTATTTGGCTTTTTTTACCTTCTTTAATTTGATAGGTTTTTCTAAACCATTTATGATTACATCTTGCACCACCTTTATATAACCAGATGGAATAAGTATCAGCACCACCTTTACCAAATCCAGCGTTTACAGATTTTTTCCCCATTGCCACGATGTCCTCTTTGCGGTAAACCTTTTTAGCACCTATCATTTTAGAACAAAATTGTCTGCTATTTGCTCCTGCTTTTTCTGGTGCATAAGAATAACGTACTAAAAATTCAACACCTTTTTGACTTTCTTGTTTTGACTTACCGTCTTGTGTGCTTTTTGCGTTTGGTTTTGCAGTTCCTGTGCTTACAAAATTCCATATCTTAGATAACGTTGTTTCGTCTGGTTCAATGTTTAAGTCTGTTATAACTTCGTCAAGTTCATCGTTTAATTCATAATCAACCTCGCTTTCATCTACTAAATCATACTCAGATAATAGTTCATCTTCATTTTGCCCTAAGTCAATTAATTCATCAGCGATATCGCTCCCTAATTCATCGGGTAAATCTTGGCTAAGTTTAACCCCTGTTTCCTCTTCCCTTGTTTCGGCATCCTCAACGTTTTCTAAGTCTGTAAATTCTAACGGTTGAAGCGTTTTAAAGTACAATTTAAGGTTTATTTGGTTGAATGCTAATATACTATCAAAGGCATCTATTAAAAGCATCTGAAACGGTCTTATAACAGTGTTATCCATTAAGGTGCTTGCAGTTTTTAATTCTTCTGCATTATTACCCAGTCCAGAACTATCTTTAATTCCTAAAAGCATAGGGCTAACAACCCTGTGGGATACCATTACTTTTTTAGAACTCTCATCACTTAAAAATTGATATTGTTGATGTGCTTCGCTTAATTGTATTGGTTCAATAGTTGCAGCACTTTCTGGGTTGTCATTAAATGCTAAAATAAATTTACCTGCATTACTAGAACCGCTAAACTTAGAATATATACGATTTTCTAAGGCTTGGCGTTCTTCTGCATTTGGCGTTCCGTTGTTAAAATTAATCAGCATTGACGGAGCTAAACCATTCAAAATATTGTTTAAATGGTAATTACTTATTTCTTGCTCTAGTTCGGCATATTGTAAACCCCCTGCATAATCTGGACTTGAATAATACTTATATCCTGCTCTGTAAGGCTTAACATAAATAATTTCAATATTTTCTTTACTACTTCCAAAAGATGGTATTCTAGTTGTATGACCTACGTTCTTAACCTTAGACCAATCATCAGCATAATAATACGCTTCAATTTCGCCTTTGTCGTTACATTTTTCAGCTCTTAAATTTTCAACTGGTATATGTTCAACTTGTGCAATAGTTTTTTTATCTTTTGAGTAAATAACTTGCATAGCACATTGACCCATTAATTTAAGGTCATAGCATAATTTACGAACCATATCTTTATGGAACAAAGAAATCATTTTAGCGTATTGCTCTGGCTTTTTATTTGAGTTTAAAGCATCTAGTCCACGTCCGTAAATCATTTCACTAATGCCATTAATAATAGCGTTATTTGTTGGGCTGCCATTATAACGGTCAATTAAATACTTAAAATAATTGTTGTCAGAACCATAATTAACCCATTCCTTGTTTGATTTCTCAACAATTTCTGGTGTTGTGTAGGTACTTAAATTTACTATTCTTAAATCGTTCATATTTATATTATTATAAATTCGTTGTCCGAACTTTCTTCACTTATATATTGGTTTTTATTAACACTATAATATTCATCATTATTTTGGTTAATAGCTTGGTCGGTGCAAAAAATCTTATCTTTATAAATTATATTGTTTAAATA